ACCTTGGCATTAAGCTCTGCGATGTACTTTTGCAACATCCTGTCAGCTTCTTTGCTGGCTTCTTCCATTTGCATACGTTGTGATTCTTTTTGAGCGTCTAGCTGTGCTTGGAATTGGTTGTCTCGCGCTTGCATCTCTTGCTTATTGCGCTCGACTTCCATATCGCGTTGCATTTCACGTTGGTGTTGTGCGTCTTGCAATTGCGTGGTCATTTGCAAGGTTTGCATCTCTTGCTGTGCTTTGAACTGATTCGTCTGTGCCGCGCCTTGCTGCTTCATTTGTTCAATTTGTAGTGCAGGGTCTTGCGGAGGCGGCGGAGGCGGCTGTCCTTGTGGGTCTTTAATGAAGTTTTGAACATCTTTAAACCCAGCAGCTTCGACTATCTTAGATTGAACGTGATAGATATTGTCAGGAGTAGCTAAACCCATAGGCATCAATGCTATTTGATTCTGTGCAATCATTTGCAGCGCTTGGAGCTTTTGATTAGCATCACCACTGCCTAAACCAACGTTAACAGTCATGTCATATTGGTCACGCCATTCGTTCGGGTCATATTCAACAAACTCGTCACGCAAGCGGAATGACAACTTTTTCATGTCGCCATCAGTCAGGAGCTTGAGTACACCTAAGAATGTAGGCTTTAATAAGACTTCTGCAATGATTCGGGCGATTAGCTCGATACGTTGCTGTGCTGCGCTTTGGTCTAAGGCTCGACCAGTGGCTGTGTTGTTTAGTGAGTCAGGGTTAAGGCCTTGGCTAGTCCTAGATACGCCTGTTCGTTCTTCTCTCATGCCTGATATGTAATCAAGCATTGGCATAACATCACCACCAGCAGGAGGCGTTATTAATTGCTGGATAGAATCAGGGCGGGTTTGACGAACAGCAGCGCCGGGGCGCATGTTCAAGAAGTCATCCATGTTCGCATAAGGCGAGCCTTGCGAATCAGTCAACACCGTATGACGTGGGTTTACTGTTAAATATATGGAATTTAGCTTTTGTCGCAACAACTCTGTGTGTAGCTTTTGCAAGTCACCTACTAAGTCAACGATGCTTAAGCCATCCCAGCGATGCGTATTCAGCACCGGTGAGAATGTCGCGAATGGCACATGGCTAACAATCTCAGACTTTAGAATCTCATTCTCTAAGCGATAAATGCAATTCAATTCCGCAATGCCGTCACCGTCAATGTCGGCTAAAACATACTCAATTCGCAACCAGCCTTTAGCCAGTGAGTCATCAGCGCTTTGGTCACTTGTGTCGTCTGTATCGTTCAGTGAATAACCGTCGCGACTTGTGATTGATATAACCCGCTCGGATTCGTTTGAAACTGACGATGCACGCAATTCTTCAGCAGTAACGTCTTTAAACCCCATTTGTTTTAGGTCGGACAAAGTTACTTCATATAACCTAGCGACATAAGGGCATTCACCCAGCAACGGGCTTGTCCACTCTCTATCTACCAGTAAGTCAGCAGGGTTAAAGGCTTCAACCTTGATTATGGTCTTTTCCTCTACTCGCTTGAATCGACCATTGAACCCCATGATAGGCTGACCCATCATATCGATAGCTGGCTGGCCTGTTTGTGGGTCAATGATTGGGGCTTCTTCCTGCTCGGTGATTTCGTCGCCTTCTTGCAACAACATCGCCAACATCTCAGGGGTTGCACCTTTAAACGGCATAGAGCTAACCACTTCGCTAGTCTCTTTGCGCCACATTACCGCGCAATTACCTAGTGTTAGAGCATCTTTGATTGCTGTGTAAAGCGTAAGAAAGCCGTTGTTTTGCTTGTAAAAGACGTAGTTACATGCGTCTGTTGCTTGTTCAGCGGGTTTAACATCAGCAGCGGTTGACGGCTCGAATGATACAGCTTTGTCTGTAGATGTGAATGTCTTTAGAAGTGAGGGCAGTAACCACTCTACAGTGTCCTGCACGTCAGAGGTGATAACACTTGACCAGCCTTCTTGTTCATTGCCATAAGGGAGTCGGTGATAGGCTTGCATAGCCTTTTCACGCTCAGAACCTAATACGCCGTGGACGTAATGCGCCGCCGCCTGCTCTTTGGAGCGAAGTAGCTCTAATAGTTCTTCTTTGTCCATCTTAGCCATAAGCAGCGTTTCCCAACGTTTTTATGAGGCGATTATAACCTAAGCGAGATATGTTGTCTTATATTTGATGGGTTTATTACCCATTGTGTTATTACTTATCTGGTCTGCAACTAAGGCTAAGTACCTAAAAGCATCAGCGCCATGACTAAATTCATCATGCAATGGCTGCGTGGCTTGCCCCGTCTTTGAGTTGATATTCCACCGATACCGCTTCAAACACTCAATCAGGCGTTCGGTTCGCTCTTTGTTAAAGTAAATGCGTGGGAACACCTCTCGCGCCCTATCAATACCCGTTGTCACCTCAGTATTAGGCACACCAGTTGGGTCAACAGTCCAGCCTAGATTTTCCATCACTTGTCGGTCATCTATGCCAGTTTGGTGTTTTTTGTGGAATCCATCATGTGGCAACCAAACAACACCCCAATTCATAGGTTGTCCATCAAGCCTTAATTCTTTTAGCTCTGCGCTGTAGTCAGCTAAGGTTCTTTGATTGCCTTCTATGTAGTGAATAATCCTAATCTCGCTGCTAACCTTCTGAGCTAAGATTATGGTCATACTGTCAGCCATACCAAGGTCAAAGATAAGGTGCGTCTTTAAGTTGCCGTCATGCGGGACATTGCAGATTCGACCTAGTTGGATAGACTGACTCATGGCATCAAAGTAAATAGCGCCCTCTACAGCGGGTTTACATTGACCGCCCCAGATATGCGCATAATCCTCGGGCTTCATGGTCTTTTCGGCGTGAAGCCGCTCATTCTCCAATACTTCAGGAAAGTAAGGGTTATCGTTGTAGTTCATTTCAACCGAGATGCAATCAGGCGGCGGCTCGATAATGAAGCGTCTATGCGTTTCGTCGCTCTCTAGCTGCGGATTGTAAGTAACCCATATCTCACTATTAGGTTTACGAATTGTTGGAGTAAGAATATTCCAGCTTGCTTTTGAGATTGACTGCGCTTCCTCACACCAGCAAATATCCACCCCCTCAAAGGATTTCAATGTGTCAGCGGTCTGGTCACTTAATCCACTAAAGTAAAAAGCACTGCCATTGCGACCTCTAATCTCTGTCTGTAATACCTCATAAAACGATGTTAGCCCCAATTCTGCTATCTGGTCTTTTAACAATTGATGCACAGATTGTTGAATGGATTTTTGAACTTCTCGTGTACATAGAACCCTAGTGGATTTATTAGCCGCCAATATCAACAATGCCCTAGCAAACCCCCACGACTTTCCACTTCCACGACCACCATGTGCGACTTTATACCGCTTAGGCTTAAATAGAAACTGTAGCTTCTTTGGGAATCTAGCATCAATCGAAACTGACATTAAGACTAATCCCTCCGGTTACATTCAATTCTTTAGGCGCGTTATATCCGTGCATCTCGTTTAAAACCTTCACAGCGCCCGTAATCTCATTTCCCTTATCATTGCCTTCAATCACTGTTTTAAGCGTTCTAACGCTGTCCTCGCGTGTCCAAAGGGCTTTTGCTGCTATCTCGTCCTTCAATGAAACTATCCTTGACGACACATTGATGTCATTTGCTACACGGCTAGCCTGCTCCCATACTGAAGAGTTCAATGTTTCAGGACTTACGTCGTAGCAAGTTCTGTATGCTTCAGTTTGAGTCAACCCGCTTGCTACAGCTTGGGCGAATGCTTCTTGTTTAGATGTTAGGCTCATTTAAATAACCCCTCCAAATCTAAGCGCGGCTAATGTTACAACTACACCACCCATACCCCATGCAAAGCAGCCTAGCCAGTAAACCTCTATCATTGAACTGCTTGGCTTTTGTTTTGTCGATAAAACAAACTCAGCGCACGTCTCTCTAAGGTCAGCCAAGTCTTTATTGGTTGCATTTGTTTTAGATTTCAAAAACTCTATTTGCGTATTGTGCCCAATGACCTGACTGGATGAGATGTCATGAAATGCCATTTGCTTTTCAAGTTGATGAAACTTTAATTCAGATTGCTTTCGATAAGTATCAACTCTTGATTCCAGTGACGCACTATACCGCCTAAGCTCAAAAATGGCGGATTCTAAATCTTTATTGATTGATAAAAGCCGCTGAATATCAGCAGATATTGATTTATCAGTGTAAGCTTGTTTAGTCATTTAAACCCCCTCGCATAAACCAATACGCCCTTAATCACGGTCATCGCTCCACGCAGCAAGTGACGCTAATCGAGTAAGCTCATTCATAGGCTCTTTGCGTAGAACTGCCTCTATTAACTTTTCAGCAGCATCTTTTTTGTTTATGCGATTTAAATCGTTTGTGATTCTGTTTAGTGTGTGAATGTGATTTTCAATACCCCCTAAGCAGTCAATGACATTAAGCTGTTCGCCAATTTCAAAGCGATTAGCGCCTAACGCCATCGCCTCACGGTGAGTCATTCTTACAAGGTACTCAGGTAGTTTTACACCTTCGCCAGCGTGTTTATATCCGAGATTAGCTTCTATTTGCATTTGAGTCCTAAAGGGTATTCAAAAAGAACCCCCATTGCGAGGGCTTAACTGCGATATGGTATTTTAACAGTTTATTTCATGTTTCGCAAAATAGATGCGCCCAAAGCCATTCCCGCCGCCCTTGAACCGCTAGCAGAGAAATGCGTGCCATCAGATTTTGCGTAATCTTTGTTTTCACATGCCATAAACACGTTTGGATTTTGACTAGCTACCAATTGCTGCTGCGGTGCTGCATACGATGCTTGGACAAGGCAAATATGAATTTGTACAGGGTGGGGCTGTTTGGTTATAGCTCGAATATCTGCATCCAAATCATTAGCTAATTTATTAAGCAGGTAAGCATAAGGTACACCAGTGTATTCGTCAGCCTCACCTTGCAACCATACTATTGCAGGAACTGTGTACGGCGCTTGAGACTGCGACATTGCGTTACGTACATTAGTTAGTAATCGATTGTAATGAATCGTTCCCTTGCTTAAATCCACAATGGACGCGCCTCCAACGCCGGGCGCAGAGCCAATGCGCTGGCCGGGCAACCCGCGTAACTGCTTTAACACACCGTAAAGTGGAGTTTCCCCTGGCGTTGGCACATTCATGGGAGACCCGCTGATTTTAGCGTTTGACTCTAGGAACGGCACTAAGGGCAATGTACCTAATGATTTTACTCCGTCTGAGAACATAAAACCAACATCCTCATAGTCGTTTGGCAATCCCAAGTTGTCAGGAAAAGACAACACCGCCCGCTCACCAACACTCAGGCTCTGCCCATAGCTAATGATGTGCTGTGTACCATCTCCGCTAGAGCCGCCGCCACATGCTGTTAAAAGCGCTGTCAAAATGATTGTTAAAAGTGTTTTCATAATCTACCCCTTTGTTTAGCTTGGCACTATTGCCTTGCTTGTCCTCAATTATGCCTATTTGTTTTAATTCTGTTATTAGGGTTTACCCTATGTTTTGCATGTTTAAACCCTAATAGGGAAAACCCTAGGAAAACGCTTATCTAATGGGTCTAGTCGATTCTTTTCTTTAATCCATGCCCAGTAATGTTCGTTTTGTATATACCCATTGCAAGCATGTAACGGTACACCGTACTCATTAAAACCGGCTTTCCCTACGTTGCGTTGGTTTTCTTTTATTGTTTTTATGTGCTCTTCATATTCAGGCGTTTTGTGGTTAAACCCAGTGTTTTTTACACTGTTGATTGTTGGGCGCAATTGCCTTTCTTTTTCTCTGTCTTCTGCGGCTTTTGTGATTTGTTGTGGCGTCATACTCTATTCTCCATCCAAGGCGTTTTACCTCGCCACACTGTTAATGTCGTTTTTGGCACGATACAAGGCGGCGTATCATCTTCAAATTCATGACCTTTCATTGTCCTTACGTAAACAATCTGCTCCCCGTGTGGAATTAGCAGTCTATCGCCGTTCGCAGCTAGTCCTTTAGCTTTTAAAACCCGTATGCAGCTTGATGCTGTTGTACGGCTAAATCCTAGCTTGGCGGATATGTCTCGCGCTGTTGCGGGTAGTAAGTCTAAAACAGCTTGTGAATTAGGTGTTAGTGACTTCATTTTCCACTCTTTTCTATATCAACCGCCGAAAATGTAACAAATGGCGTTTTAGCATTAGGTTAAATATAAGCGACTTTTAAATCAGGATGATTTTTACTCGCCTCCACATATAAACCTTCGCAAGCCTTAACCAATTTAGCCTCCCATGCCAATTGATGCTCCTGCTGCTCTTTAGTCATAGAGTCCCATTGTTTATCGGTCATTTTTGGCAAATCCAAAACGCTACTTGATTCGTAGACTTGAACCGCCTGCATATTGCTATTGGCGTGAGCTTTTTTGTAAGCATCAGAGCCAACAATGCTATTGCTAAAATTACCCATTACTGATTTCATACAATCCCATTTCTTCAGTTAGTTTCACCATTTCGCCCAATGCTTTTAGGCTTTTTAGCTTTTGTTTATATGTCGCCTCTATCTCTTTTAAATCGTCTTTTGTGTAGTGGTTTAGCTTATGGTCGCACTCTAGTGCCTCTACTCGGTCTATTCCGATCCTTTTAACCAGTCCAATGCGGTAATTCGCAGTATTGCCTGATAGTTGGTTATTACAGTGTTTACATTGTGCATGACAGTTATCCTCATCAAATCTTAAATTTACTCTAGCGCCTACGCTTAACCAGTGCCCCGCATCGCAAGCCCCGCCAGTTGCTTCGCTATCCCATTTAATAGGGCTATCACAGCTTATACACGGCTGTCCTATGTCTCTGTATCGAATATAGGCATTAAAGGCTGTTTGCGCGGCTTTGGTTAGCTTTGGTTTGGTGTCGGTCAATACTTTAATCTTGGCTTTTGTCTCTTTACGCTCTGCTTTTTTACGAACTGCTTGGTTTTTGACTGCAATTGCAATCACACAATCAACCGATTCGCAAATGGTTTGCCAGCTGTTGCGCTTGGTGTATGGCGACTTGCAAACCTTGCATTTGTAGGTTTTGGTTAGGCTAATAGCTCTCACTGCCAGCGCTCCTACTAAATCCGCACTCTGCACACTTCCAGCAATCAATCATTACCGGTTGCTTAGGGTCTAGCGACATGGTTACAACTTCACCACCTGCAAAGTCATTTACACCAGTTGCACGGTTTACCAGCGCCTTACCTAGCTCCATTGGAATGCTGCAATGTTTGCATGTTTCGCGTGGGTCGCGATATGTCAAGGTCTCGACAACATCAGGCGGTATACCCTTTTCTGCGAACTGTACCGCCATTTTTAGCGCCACTATTGCAGATACTGCTATATCGCCAGCGTCTTTACAGTAGCACTCTGCGTTTGATTTTGCTAGCCCTACTATCGAAATAGCGTTCATGGCCTCAGCTTTGGTAAATTCCTGTGAACTCATAATCTCTTACTTTCTAAAAAAGCCGTTGAATATTCAATCAAGCTGCTACCACGTTGTTTGTCCATTTTGGCGGTGCTTTCCCTTATATTGATAAATTCACCTTCAAGCCCTGGCACAATCTCAGTTTCACCTTTTGTCGCAGTTGTGTGGCCTGAGACTAGCAACACCTTCCATTCTTTTGCGTCTCGCGCCTTGCCAGCCCATGCAGCGCCTAGTTTTTCTAACTCTTCGCATATAGCGTGAAATTTCGCATTTTGGTCTAGGCTTCTGCCTTTGGGTTGTACTGTTACTTTGTAACCATCAGGCGCTGTTTTGACGGCTTGCACAGCATTAGCGCGAGCTATTGGAGTGGATAGGATAAAGACTGGCTTCATAGTTTGTAAATACTCAAAATTGTAGGTTTTGAGGTTGCTTTATAAAAATATCGCAACTCTTCAGGCAATCTTTTATAGTTATCCTCGGAAAACCAAGGCCTTTGAATAATTATGCAATCTCGATAGTAAACTTCACACCCGTTTTCGACGTACATTAACGAAATGTGATACCTTGTACTCCACCCAAACAAAGCAAATAAAAACTCAATCATTTCATCTCCTTAATAAAAACTGGCACAACAATAGGGTCAAAACAAGCATCCCATACTTGCGACAATGTAAGTGGCTTTAGCCCCATTGCTTTAAATCTGCGATAGTGGGCTAGATAGGCGGTTTGTAGATCAGTCATTTATTCCACCTAGCTACAACATATGCAACACCGTAAACAGCGCCACCAAAAGTACATATAAAAGCCATTTCTAAAGCGGTTTTATCCCCATCAGTATACGTAAGACTTTTACCTGTTAGCCACTTATCTATTTTTGAGTAAGCCAATGCAATCAAAATTAACGGGGTTAGAAAAAATACGCCAAATAAAATGATTGGTGCAATGGTAATTCTGATTGCAATTATCAGTCCAATAATTATTGATACAATGCGTTTTATTAGTTGTTTCATAGCTCAATTGTCTAGGTTTATTTTGCTAAATCTATAGGTGTTTATACCTATTGACGCGCGAAATCTTTATGCAATTCTTTTTCAGCTTTAATTCGTGCGGCATAGGCTAATTCAGGGGTTGCATATAAGCCAAGTCCATATCTTTTCCCATTAGCTCTTATTCTTGCTTGAAAACGATTGCCAGCACGTTCTACACCTTTAAATCCAGTAGAGCTATCTTTCCTAACAGCCCGATTAAAACTATTTTCGAATCTATCCGCATCTCGTATGTTTAACCAGTAATTAGCATCTCTAACACCATTTTTATGGTCAATTTCATTTTGAGGCCATTCGCCCGTACAGTAAAACCATGCGAGGCGGTGCGCGCTGTATATTTTGTTTTTTATACTAATTAACCTATAGCCGTCTGCATGCAAAGTCCCAGCTGTATCGCCAACTTTAACGCATCTAGCTGTTGACTTCAAATAATAAAACCGACCAGTTATAATTGAATAGTGGAGTATTTCGCGTAGATACGCATGATTTAGCATGTTGAACCTTTCATGTGAACCAATTTAAAGTTATAGCAGGAGGAGGTTCAATTCTCTTTTCGGGCGGCCACCCTAGCTATGACATTATTTTAACAGAATAATTTGCAGCGCCTAGGTTTTCGCTAATCTTCTAAGTTCTTGCTCGTCATGCCCATCATTCACGTAGCCGTTTAACCAAGTCTTTAGCCTCGCCGTCTTTGCTAAACGCTCTATATCCAGCCGTTGCAGCGCTTTTATTCCGTACACCCCACACATGATGCACCGTGGGCTGTATACGTTGTATAGCGGGGCTTCCTTGCGTATCTGGCATTGTTCGCACTGCCCATTTGTACCCGAATTGGTTTTTGAAGCACTTGCGTTGAATTTCTCCACTAGCTTTGCACTTTTCGATTGCGTTGTTTGTTTTCTCATCTGTCCAGCCTGTGTAAAACTTTATTTCATCAAAGGTTAGCGGGTCTAGCCTTAAAAGCTGGGTTAGTGCGTATTCTGCGTTCATGGCTTTATTGTCTAGGCTTTTGTTTGTTTATCTATTAGGGGAAACCCTAGGTTTTATGATTTATTTGTGTATTGCTTCAACTTTTCCAGCGCTGCCCTCATTACCTCTAGATTAGCTTTAGGCGGCTCTAGGCGCTCCAAAGGCTTCACTGGCGCATTGAGTGCCACCCTGCGAAAATCACCCACTGTAGGCGGCTTATCGGGCAGATTCTGCAATGCGTACGCCACTGATTCAGGCAATATGCCTTTCAATTCATGCGCCCAGTCACCCTTAACGTCTGCAATATCCAGCCCCTCCCAGCGCCCCGTAAAGTCACGACCATAGCGTAAGGTGCATTTTTTGAAAATAACATCAATTAATTCTGATAACATTTTGAGCCTCGATAGTTCGTAAAAATTCGTTAGGGTCAATACTCTTGACTGGGTGATTCGGGTTTTTAGCAGCGATTGACGGGCTTATCTGCTCCATTTTCTCGCGCATGTACTTTGCGTACGGCGGCTCGTAGTTGGCAGATTTAGGGCTTGTAAGCCATTCAGCCTTTAACCCCTGAGAGCCACGGGAACACCATTCAGCAAGAAAATCAGTTAGCGACATGCCAGCCTTCACAGATTCGCTTATCGCGCCTTCTACGACTGTTCTGGTTATCGGGGCTTTCTTTGCTTTGCGAAGTGCTTTCCAGTCTTCAACTATTTGGCTTGGAACTCCTAAAAGTAAATCGGCGTAAGCCGTGGGCGCTTGCGCCCTATTCTTTAGTTCTTGGTTCTTGGTTCTTGGTTCTAGGTTCTGGTTAGTTGAAGTGCCGTTCAAGTGCCGTTGAACGTCTGTTAAACACCCGTTCAACGCCTGTTGCTTTCTAGCAGCTTTTGCAGCAGCCGAAGCCTTACCAGCTAACGCTTTTTGAGTCGTGTTGTCCTGAAACTTGAGAATCTCAGCATCGCACCTTGAATGAAACCAGCCGTTAGGGGCTTCTAAGAAAAATTCTGTCAACACCTGTTCAACGGCTGTTGATTCCTGTTCGCTAGACGCTAGAATTTTCCGCTTGAGTTTTTCAAGGTCAAGGGTTAATGGTGATTCTGTTTCATAGTAGACATCTAGCAAGTCCCTATAAATGCTACGTTCAAGGCGGTTTAAATGCCTCGTAGCTTTATCAAAATCACCTATATGGTGTGGATAATGATTCATTTTTAACAAAAAAAATGCTTGTAAATTCCCGTCACCCTTGCGGGCGTTAGCGGACTAGTCAGTACTAGCACGGGAATTTACAAGCATTACTGAGATTTCACCGCTAAGTGATGCTGATATTATAAACGATTTTTACTAATTTGCAACCCATCCAAGAGTTAAACTACCGTGTCCCATGCTACGGGCACAGACATAGCTTGAACGGCGTATGTAGCCATCGTTACGGGCTTGTACAAACATCTTGCCCCAGTTG